ACTGCAAGCGGGTCTTTTTTGTCAGAGCGTACTCTCCTAATGTAATGCTTAGAAAAGCGAGGATGAATACCGGAAGCAGAGTCAACAAGCTGAGATACAGTACCACTCGGCTTAACACATGTAATAGCAGCAGACTGTTCAATTCCAAGCTTTTTAGCCCATTTCTCGTTGACCTTGATAGCGTGGTCACGAAGACCTTCCAGTGTTGATGCAAGTTCTTCTGCATCTCCTTTACCCGATAGTAACTCATTGTCCATAATTCCTGTCATGCTTAAACCAAGCAAAGCTTCTTCTGCCGTATTCTTCTGCCAGATGTTTCGCAAGTATCTAAAGTCTGTAAGTGTTGCTTGCAGTGTACCAATGATAGCAGCTAACTCTACTTTTTCCTTGAGTGTTTCTGCTGTGTCATCTTCACGCACAACAACCTCAGATAAATTACAGAATTGGTTGGAGCGTAGGATAATTTCAGAGCATGGGTTAGTACCAAAGTCTTGCTCAGAATCTCTACGACCATTGCGAGATGCAATATTCTGCGCTGCTACACGGCTAAACAATCCTCGTTCACCTGCTCGGCTTTCATAGAGTGTCTTCATCTCGTTGATGAATGCCTCGAAGTCAGGCTTCTCTGTGTACGCTACGCTGTTGTTAGCAAGCCTACGGTGTCCATCTACTTCCCACCATGCACCAGTCTTAGCTTTAGCCATGCGGTTGTCAGAAAGATTTGATAAACTGATAAGCGCTGAGCGTCTTACTCCACCTACAACTACAATGTCAGCAATCTTACATACAACATCGTGACATTCAATAGACGTTAGCTTGCGGCCACCGGCCTTCTGAAAGACTTCTACGCAGAAACGAAACAAGTCTTCTAGCGGAGCAGAGCCTGAAGCACGACCACCAAAGGTCTTGAGTCTAGCACCGGCGGGCCTAACTTTGCTCATGTCCCACTTAGGAATCTTACCGGCATACAGCATTGCAATCAACTCACGGAATGCAGAAGCCCATCCAATCTTGCTGTCGGCAACAACAATTGTTGTGTCGGTCGGGTGGAATGTTTCGGCAATTACTGGGAGCTTGTTGATAAACGCTCGTTCAACACTAAAGCCTACACCAGTGCCACACATCAAAACGTACATCAGCTCATCAAAGCTTCGTGGAGAATCAATAGCTAGGTAACTACAATTAAATCCAGCCACGTTATCTTTATCTAAAGCTTCACCTGCTGTCATCATGCACCGCATAGATGGCATAACCTTTTGTGTTACAATGCCATCATACAGCCGGTCTGCGGTTTTCTTATCTATTTGCTTGCGATTAACCCAGAAGTCTACATACCGCTGGACTGTTTCTTCCCACGTTTCTCTTCGTCCTTCGGCGCTGAGCCACCTTGCATAGCGGCTCTTGTGTATAAACTGTTGGTACTTATCCATTCTTTTCTTCCTCTAAATCTGGGTGTGTTCCCCTCAAAATCATGAAGGCTTCTTTGTAAAATTCTGTAAACTCTGACCTGTGGTCATATAAGATTACAGCAGGTACATATACGGGAGAAATTATAATAAGTCCCAGTGCTTTTAAAATACATTTTTGTCTATAAGTCATCATCATCATCCAAGTTATCCATGTAAACACTATACAGTGCAGCGGCGCTAATACCTATTAAAATACTTCCAACAAGAAACACTGCAACCCCCTCAACTATTGCCTCAAGCATCTTCAACTTCCTCCCATACATTACCTACGCAGATAATTATAAACGGTAAGCAGATTACTATGCCATCAAAAGACATGGCTTCTATCTCTCCAGCTTCTCTCATAGTCCACACTGGGCGACTCCAACAAGACTCAACATCAAAACCTATTCCGTATCTAAAGTCAATGCTCCACAGCATGTCCATATAATATTTCGTCATTATTTATCCTTTTGATTTTTTTACGTTCTGTTCGAGCCTTGTCAGCCCTTGTTACTTTATTAAACTTTTTTTGCGGTCAAATCTGTCCCGCCTTTCTTCTTTTCTATCCATTACCATAGACCTAATGTTTTTGAGTTGCCTGCAATAATAAATGCACATGTAACCATATGGGTAATCCACCAAACAGTCCTGACGCAAGCAACAGTATTAGCTTGCTTATCTGTCTCGCCAACCTTTTCACCTAAACTCTTTGCCCATATTCGCCACCACTTTCTCATATCACCAACCCTTAATTATATTAAACATTATAATATAAGCACAGGCTAGGTTAGACAGCACGATAAAAGTTCTAATGTATGAGATATAGTTTTCGTTCTCTGCGTCATATCCGTCTTCCTCGTCAAAAGAACCTAGCGCATGTTTCCATATTTTCCAAAGCTTATTCATTTTCCTCTCGCACTACGTCTGTTAGTTTGTTCAAGTACCAAGCAGCCTTCTGCAAGTCTTGTACCTGCTTGCCCTTGTAGTCATAGCGCCACAAATACTTCATGCAGTTGCCCTTGAGGTAGCCTTTGAATGCAACACTGGACATGGATTCTTTTATTGCATCAATACACTCTATCTCACCTGTGTTGTAATGGCTGGGGTTATTTACTACATCAGTCTCAGTCGCCCAACAATCCGCAAAGTCTCCTGCGTCTGTAGTTATTTCTTTGCCGTAGTTTTCTGTGCTGTCGTACACAAACTTAGAGTTTAAACGCTTCATGTACTCTTCAAACGTAGGGTGTCCTGTAGCACTTACCCTGTCCCAGTCTTGGGGAGTAGCGTCATTAATGCTCATCTTTAAAGTCCTCTTTATGTTTTACGTTAATCCAATCGTCAGGTATGCTGTCTTCGCTAAACCATCTAAAGTTATGGGATGATGCCCACTCACCGTGTGACCTCCTTGTCCCGTCCTTACGAACTTTTGCTTGAGGCATTGGAGCGTTAGGGTTAGCAAACAGGAACACCAGCTCAACATCTTCGGGGAGAACTTTAGCAACCCAGACATACTTAGAGTATTCTGCGCTGTCCCAGAAGCGCCCCTTGGCTTCAAGCAATATCTTCTTGCCGTCCACTTCTTTAACAAAGTCTGGTTCGTACTTGTGTGTAACTGTGTACTCAACCTTATCAACGTGGTGTTCCCAAGCATCTAGGATGCCAGAGTGGAGTTCATACTCCCAGTTTGAGTCATAGCCTTTCACTACATCCTTCTCTACTGGTCGTTTAACTCTGGCCTTCCTATAGCCTTTGCGTACTTTCTTCATGCGCCTCCTTATCGTTGCTCCATCTTCCACGTTACATCTTGAGGAGTTACGTCTTCAACCTGCTTGTCGGGGAAGATTTTAAGCAACTGCTTTATTTTATTGGTGAGCCATTTCAGGGTGTAGAAACTTGTGTGTATTGTCCCTTGCGCCCAGATGTGTGTCTGTTCTGGTAGCATATCCTTAAAGTTATCTTGGTTAATCTTAGAAGCCTCCTCGTCATTGAGGAGACTTTTAAGCCATTCAATCTGCAAAGTTTCTGCATGTTTTTTTATTCGCTTAGACTTCTTGCGATTCATAGTATCTCGTCCACCTTTGGTTCAGCCTCTACATGTGTCAAGTATTTATAACCAGTAGAGTATTTAAAAGTTCTAAGTCCTTCGCCATCGTTGGCATCTTTGTGGCATTCGTGTTTATACTTACACCATGTACAACCTTTAGGCAATTGCATGTTTCCTTTCTTGCCATCAGGTGTGGGAGTATAACATAAATCAGGCGGCGTGTCAAGTTTTAATTCGTCCATCAGCGTATTTATTTTAGTATCTATGTTCGGCTTGTCCAAGTCGTCCGGCACATACATACACAGCTCACCGCTTTCTTTGTTGATGACAAGGAAACCGCCATCATCTGTGCCTTCTGCTTTTTCGTAACCGGCGAGCTGTCCTAGATAACCGAAGGGGTCATCGTCAGCCAGAGTACCCTTCATAAACTTATTGAAGGCGAACTTAGATGCAGACTTAACGTCCACCACCTGACCGTTAATCTTACAATCCATGTGTCCGACAATTCCGTTGACTGTCACTTCCTTCTGCTCATCAGTGACGCTGTGTCCTGCCATTCGTACAAGCATAAGCACAATCTCTTCAAGCACATGACCATATAGAAACTTAATCTGCGTTGCACCGTCAACACTACCACGGCCATTGGGGTCACGTTTCTCAAACCACATCTGTCGGGACGGCTTACCTACGTTAGACATTCGGACAGTGAAGTCAGTGTCACGCTTTCGGGGTGTTGCCCAGTGAAGTATAGCCTCCTTCATGGATGCCATTGTTTCATCTAGCGCCTCCTCCGTTATTGGAAGAGGCTCGCCGTTTGAAAGGTTCTCAAGCAGCCCATAGATGTCAGGGACTATAGTATTAAGCGGCTTCTGGTTCATCTTCTAACTCCTTGAATGCTTTGATTACATCAGAAGAGAA